TTCTTAAAAATATTTTATCAAAACACTTGACAATGGTTTTTGAAAATGATATAATGGTATCAGAAAGTTAAAGGAGTTATAAAACAATGTTAAAAATGAAAGCCTTATATGTGAATCACAATGATGAAACTTTTGCAGAATTAACTCATGGGCAAGCGCTTGATTTACTCTTTGGAGTGGATAGCGCTGAAATCTACGGAGACCATGTAAGTCAGATTGTTGATTTAGGAGATGAGCGCAAACTTGAATTGCACAGAAATAATGAGTTTGTTCCATTTGCTGAATATTTTGAACGAGTTAAAACACTTTCTGAACTATACACAAATATTTCAGACTGGTTTGAAGAAGTTGAGTAAAGGAGATAGAAAATGATAGCACAATTTCAGATTATTCTTGAGGGGGTAACACCCCTTAAGATTCAATGTATAGATAAGTTTCCAGACGAAAGACTAGAGACTGAAAAAGAATTATATAGAAATCGTGGATATAAAGAAGTCCATGAGAACTATTTTAAAAATGAGCGATTGAATACGCTTGTTATATTTGAGGACGTGAAAAAACTTAAATTTTCAAAATACAAACATTTTTGTCTAAAATCAGCTTTTGAAAGATATGTACAAGGAAGGGAAGGCTATTAAATGGATAAGGTTCAACTGAAACAGATAGAAAAAGCTAGAAAGATAGTCAAGCAATACCATTTTGATGGCTTTCCAGTCATTTCTCTTGACTATGCTATTAGTCGCTTAAAACCTATATTTGAGGATATAGAAGGCTTTGAGCCTACTCATTATGATTTGTATGATGTAGACATACACCATCAAAGAGACGGCTCTACGGCTTATAAAGGTACATTAAGGGTCACATATTTATCAGTAGAAAGGGATTTATACATTTTTAGGTACTAACTTATGAAACAATCATACAACAAATTGAATAAAAAAGGGCGCTTCTGGTTCTTGTGGTTTGCTTTCTGCAACCTTGTTATACTTGGTTTTCTAGTGGTTCTATCACTATTGACCTATACCATGCTTAAGCAACAGAAACAGATTGAGCAACAACAAAACACCATTACCAAGCTAAAGAGAGAAAACGATAGCAACACGGCTTCTATTTTGCGCCTAGTGAGTTATTTAGAGAAAGTAGGGGGTTAATACCATGGAAGAAAATACACGCCTAGAAGAGCAAGAAAAGCGCTTACAATATGAAACAGAATTGCGCCTATTATCAGATAGCTTTCTATCATTATCAGCTAAAAGCGTAAGGGGTTTAATAACGATTGATGAAATTATCTTACATTCATTTGAACGGTATTTAATAGCGCTTTCACAATTTATAAAAGCCTACCCTGACGGGTTGGATAAAGCTAGACTAGTTCAGCAACTTATCAGCTTACATCACTCTTTTTCACTCTCTGGTTATGAAAAACATATCAGCAATCAGAAACAACTAGAAAACCACTACTTACAGAAATACAATCAAGTAAATAGTGTTCTATCTGCTCTCTGTTCCCTTGCTCTTGACAATCCAGACGATGACGCTTACAAAATTATTTCAGAATATAAAAAAGGCTAGTAGAATGAATCTACTAGCTTTTCTGTTATGCTACGGTTATAAGTCCGTCTGGTTCTTTTGTAAAGCTTGGGTTATCTGCAAGCTCTCCGTTTGCGTTCATGAAATACCAACCCTTGCCTGACTTAATGAACTCATTAGAAATCATATTGCCACGCTCATTTGTCATGTAGTACCAGTTGTTTTTATATTTGACCCAACCAGTAACCATTGCGCCTGATTCGTCCATATAATACCATTCTGACCAGACTAGTACCCAACCAGTCGCCATTGCGCCGTTATCCTTGAGATAATACCATTTATTTTTATATAGCACCCATTGAGACGTTAAGCAATAGCCCTTGCTGTCAAAGTAGTACCAGACGTCAGCGATTTTTTCCCATTTATTATAGGGGAATGAACCGTTTTCACGTCTGAACCACCAACCCGTGCTGTCTTTTTTCCATGTTCCAGCCGTCTTTGGTTCTTGCTCTGGTTCATCGTCTAAAAGCACTATATTTTTGTCAAATGGGTTACTTGAGTATTGCCACCATCTGATACCGTCCATAGATGGAAAGTATTCAAAATCAGCGTTTCCATCGTTTAAGCCATAGCCCGCAATCCATAGGCTATTGGGGAATTGTGCAAGAATTTGCTTATAGTCAATGTTATTAAGGGTAAACGGTTTGTAACTATAATAAATAGGTTTATATCCAGCGTCAGCAAGAATCTGCATAAAGCGTAAGCAGGCATTAGTGTTTGCTTGTCTGTCTCCGCTTGCATGGTCTTCATAGTCAAGCACCAAGTAAGGCACTTGAGTAGGCACGTTGTCAAGGAAAAATCTTGCTTCTCTTTCCGCTTCTTCTACGTCTCCACCGAACCAAGCAAAGTGATAGAATCCCACGGGGGTAGACTGTTCAATTTGAGCGCTTAAGCATGGATTGATATAACTTGTACTTTCTGAAATTTTGATGATGGTGTTTGTTGTTCCCATCGTCTCCAAAAGTCCTGAAATATCGTAGCCGTTATGACTTGAAACATCTATAAATAAATCATTCTTTTTCATTTTCTTTTGCTCCTTTAAATGCTTCCATTAGTTCCTTTCCAGAATCTAGTTGCGCTGTATATTTTTGTAACTCAGCTTGAACCCTTGCGGTCATAAATTTTGGAATAAATACACCCATAACGCCCAGATTCTCCATGATTGACAATACATAATACAGATTGATGATAATTAGTAGAATCTGCCCTACCATCATCGCCTGAATGTAAGTTAAAAACACGGCTACAAAGTAGTAAAAAATAAATGTACAAGTGTGCTTGATAACACCTTTTAGCCCTGTCCAGCTATCGGTAACTTTCCACTTCCAAGCCTTGAGAAAACCCGTGATAAAGTCAAATAGAATCAAGATAAATAGAAAAGTGATATAGTCACCTTTTGCAACGTCTAACATAATATTATATAACATGATTGATAACCTCTAAAAATTTGTTTTTTGTTTCTAAATCCTCATATATGAGCATATTCTTAAGGTATAGACTTCTTAATGTCTTACCTAGAGCGCTTGACTTGTTCAAGTAAACAAATCCATCTTCTACCTGTTCAACTTCCAGACAATAAGCGGTCAAATTCTTGTCAAAACCTTTGGCTATATAAACCATGTTGTCAATGTAGTACCCTGTTAAGAAAGTACCATCACAATAGAAACTATATAACCTAGATTTTAAGCCCTTAATTTTAGCTATATTCTTGTCATTCTTTATCTGAAATTCATTGTTAGCAACGCTTTCATAAATGCTTGACTTGCTCAAGAGCTTAAAGAATCCGCTTTCTTTTTCTTCCTCAGTCTGAAAAGCTGAGTGTGGAGGGAATTCTATAAGCGTTGCATATTGTTTCATGTTGTAGAAGCGCTTTCCGCTATCGTCATAAAATTTCAGAAAGGCAAAATAGGGATTGTTGAAATTACTTGCATTTGATAGTAGATAGGCATGGCAACCATCACGCCTACGGAAAACGGAAAAGATAAAGTTTAAGAGCGCTTCTACTTCGTTGTCCAGATAACGCTTTTTACTAGTAACGTCTATCAGCACCTCATCATAGAGAATGCTCATAACCTCATCATACTCCGAACCTTTCAAGTCTACCCAAGTAGAAAGACTTTTCAGATAACAGACTATTTTTCCATTAAGTATTATCTTAGTAGAAGACAAGACAAGTATATTTTCTTCATCTTCCATATTGTCAGCTCTGAAAATAATTTTAGTGTGAATCTTGCTGGCGTCACTGTCAATCACTTCAAAATTAGTAAAAACCTGTTTTAACAATTCAGTAGTAAAAAACTTGTCTTTGTCTATTCTGTCCAGCTCTGACTTATTGCGTCTTAAATAGATAAATTGTTCTCCCTTATCTATAAAGCGCTTGAGTAGATACTTTTTGAGTGCAAAGGTCTTACCAATCCCACGTCCACCTATAACAAAGTTTAGATATTGGTTATAGCTTAACATTTTTTGCGGGTTGTACCATTTTTCTTGTTCTTCGATAAAAACCACTCCTTTCTATTTCATTATATCATACTTTTAAAAATTCGGGTTGTTTTTCTTGATGTCAAATAAAATCTTATCATCTTTATTCGCTGAATAGTTCCAGATTCTAACACCCGATTGAAAAATAGCCTGTATTGCGTTCATGTGTGATTGATTCGCTCTTAGGTTTCCAAGATTAACATTTATCATCTTAATGTAGTTAAACCGCTTTCTAGCTTTCATCACGCTTAAAGCATTATTAGAAAAGATATTGACAAGCACCCCATAGCATTTGATGTACTCGTTTGCCCGCCCTAAAATTTCTTTTTGAGCTATTGATACTTTCCAATATACATCTGTCAATAAATGCCCACTTTGGAAAGACAAGTCATTACCAATCTGTTGGACGCTGATAGGCTGATTTTGTAAGTCTGCCATGCTAGCGTTGTAAGCTCTTATTGACTGGTCTAGAGCTATTTTTGCTTTCATATTGTTAAGGGCATTAGATTGAGATTTCAAAGCGTTGTTTGTATCTGTAAACCCTTGCTCAACTAGTTTATTATTGTATTCACGGTTAGCATTGAAAACTTTCATACCTCCAGACGCTAGCCCACTGATAGCGCCCCCAAGGTTTCCGCTTAGTAAGTTCCCAGCTACGTTTAGAACCCCACTAGCCCCTTCCGTCCATTGATTGATGTTAGCAGAATCCACGGCAAATTGAGCGTTGTAGCTAGCTTGTGAGTTAGCTGTTGCTACCTGTTTATTCGATAGGTCAACGCTCTGTTTAAGCATTTCCCGATTCTCTTTAAAGGTCAGCTGAGTGTGTTCCATCTGGTTCTTGTGTGTCTGAATGTAACTAGCTTCAGCGTCATTTAAAATGGCAATGTTTTTCCCTGTCACATCATTAAGCCCATACTTAAAATGTTCAGGGTTGTATTCTGTCCATGTTTTTGTATCAATATTTTCTAAAATATTCTTATCCGCATAGCTTAGGTTGTTAGCGTTGTTATACTCTAAAAAGTTGATGTGTACTTGGTTATTATCTCCAAGGCTACCATTCACAATGACTTTATACTTGTGACCCGTGTCAAGGGTTCTAGGTAGGTACTGCGGTTGATAAACGTAGCTGTTACCGTAAATGTCATACAATTCCACTTCAGTAAATTCACTATTTAACAACTGTACTTCTATTTCTAGGTCACTTTTTCCAGTATAAGCTCGCAAGCTGTCTTGTATCTGGTTGTAGGCAATTTCTAACAGATTAGGGATTTCATAAACATTAGGACGATAGTCAAAGAATCCGTTTACTTCTATTAGAAGGGCTTCCACGTCAAAGGCTGTTTTTGTGTAGTCCCCGTTTCCAAGTTGTCTGTCTCCAGTGTCCCCTGTGATTTCTCCGATGTCTCCACCCGTCACGACTTCAGGAGGGTAGATAATGCTTTCAATGTTATCAACCGTATCTATTCCCGTTCTTTCTGTGGTGTATCCGCTCCAAGCGTAGTTTTGTTCTATGACGTCATAGCTTGAACCGTTAACCGCTGAAATAACAGCTGTGTGACCCCAGATATTGCTACTAGTTGGTTTATAGTTAACGATACACCCAACCCTTAAATCAGAAAAAGAAGGGTCAAACCGTACTTTCCAGCCTACAGCGTCCCAGTTATAATCGCCACCAATATTGCTGGCACTCATCCCTCTTTGTGTATCGCTTCCACTGGCTTGGCGCCCGTTTCCGTCAGGGTTCGGGGTGTTGATACCACCCCCGATGTTACACCCACCCAAAAGCTGAGAATATAAAGCGACTAACCCGTAGCACTGACCGCTACCTACGCTAGTCCCCACCCTTGATTTAATTTCATTTAGGGCTTTTAGTGTTTGTGTTGCTTCAGTCATATTTTATACCTTTCCTAACTCATCTTGAACCGTTGAGAGCCATGCATTCGCTTGCTCAATTCGTTCCGCTTCCTTGTATTCTACACCTTCCCAGTTGTTCATAAAATCGCTGGCATTTGCGCTTGCGCTTGCGGTTGAACTAGCTACACGCCTAAAAGTGTCCGCTCTACTTTCTTCATTCATAAAATGGAATTGTAGGTTAAAGTCCCAGACGGATTGACCTTTCTCTTTTGCGTAGGCGATAAGGGCTTCACATCTTGGACCTGTCCACTGTCCAATTCCCATACCTATCCAGTGCTGACCGTCTGACCCTCTATATCCAGCTTCATTTAGTGATATAGTGTACAATCCAGCAAAAGCGCCCCAGCTTCCTACAAGATTCTCAGCCGTTGGAAGGGTTGCCATTTTGTCATACTCGTAGCCTGTTGCATAGTCAGCCTCGTACTTCTTAGCGGTTACGTTGCTTTCTGCTGAAAAGTTCCCGATGATTCCAGCAATACCCGTTGCTGTTGCGTCTGGTACTAACTTCTTAATAATTCGGGTAACTAGTCTAACTCTGCTTTCTTCGGTTGAGATGTCCCCTGTTTCGGACGTGCTAGAGCTTCCACCGCTTGTAGAAGGTCTATAATTCCGCTGATTTTTACGCCCAATTTCTGCCACTCCCCCGTTAATATGTGACAAGATTTCTATATAGGTCTTATCTCCTATCGTTGTCTCTTTGTATTTTACCCCGATGTCACGGCTTAGATACATATTGACAATCTGGTTCACTGTACTTGCACCCGTGCTACTACTTTGAGTTAAGCCAAACAAATGCTTGTAAAGGTTTTCAAGTGCAAAACTATCATATTTTTTACCTCGAAGGATAAAAGGCTTAGACGCTCCACTTCTCAAACTTACAGGGATAAAAAAGTATTTAAAGGTTTTTTGCATACCTGAAAAAGTCATGTTGACGGGTCTATTGGCTTTGGTTGTCATTTTAATAGTAGGTTTAGCAACGACTACAAGCCACTCTGTATCTATCCCGACCTCTCCTGCTCTAGTTGCGTACTTAGTCCCCACGGAAAAGCCTTGCTGGCTATCTCTTAGCGCCCACAATTCATTAGGCATGGTTTGCTGTTCTACTTGCCCGATTACATTTAGCGCCTTCAGTTCGTGCTGGTAGGTGTTCCATACGTCCACCTCGTAAATAATACGTGTAGCATCTTCATTGACGTATAAGACATCAAAGACAAAGGCATAGTAAGTCCGCCCGTTGTTAATAAATCTCATGTAGGTTACATTTTCATATTTCTCAACCCGTCCAGATACTACGATAGAGCCGTTTCTTTGGGTATATTGAAATTTGTCATACTCGTACACAATTTCTATATGAGGGTTCTTTTTAGTAAAAAAATCCTCCATAGCGTCCCTTGTCTCAAAGTTTATAACGTTTGCATAATCATTTTTAAAAGGGCTTTTGGCATATAACCAGATTTTAGTTGATTCCTTCATTTCTACTCCTTTAAAAATAGGAGGGGTAAAACCCTCCCTTACTGCTGACCTATCTGACCTTGCCCCAGCCATTGACCCGACTTTCTGATTCTGTGAGGGGCGCTGACGGGTTTTCCGACTGCGTTTGTAGGTTGTCCGCTCACGTCTTTCCAGCCGTCTTTACGCTGTTTAAAGAAACCGCTTTGACGGTTCAAGGTCTTAAAGATTCCGCTCTTACGGATAGCCCACGGTTTAACCGCTTTTTTAAAATTATTATATAGGAAGATTCCCACATAAAAGTTGTTGTTTTCAAATTCTCCGTTTGGATAAGTAACGTTGATATTTAAAGCACTAGCGCTTGAGCGTTCTTCGGGCGCCACGGTTACAGTAAATTCTTGAACTGCTTCATCGTTCTTAATCACTTCATCGGTTGTATATCCGCTAAAGCTCCATACTGTCCGCCCGTTTACTTTAATATCGTAGTTAACACGATAACCAGCATTTGAGCTTACCCGTTTACTCCACCAAAAAAGAGCTTTTACTCTGATTTTGGCTGTGATGGAATTATCGGGGTTTGTTCGTTCTTCAATGACTTCCACGGATTGACCCCAAAAGCGCATAGAAGCCCAGGTTGACGGGTCACGATGTCCATATTGTATATAGGTTGTATTCCCGTTTGTCATGTACCCGTAATCTGTATCAGCCTTGGAGAATTGCCAAGCGTTAGCATAGGCTTTCGTCCACCCCGGCACTCCAGTACCAAAATTTTCGATTTTAGCGTTGGTACTGGTTGAAAATTTTAATTCTAAAGCCATTAAATACCCCCTGAAAGGTCATTTTCTGTACTTCCGTTGTTAGTCCTGATAAAGCTGTTACCGTCTGGCGTACCGCCAAAGATATTGATATTACCTGTCGCAATGTTTCGACCTTCTTTAAAGTTACCTTTAAGCCCACCGCTCCAAGCTCCTGATTTTTCAAGATTTGAAATCAATTTTGTTAACGTATCTTTTAAATCGTTGTTTTTGGTTGCTTGGTCTTGGATTTGTCTTTGTAGGTCTTCTTTATCTCGTTGTCTTGCTTCTTTTTCCTGTTCCAGCTTTTCTTTTAAGTTGTTGATTTCTCTGATTCGCTCTTGTTTTTCCGCTTCAAGTTTTTCATTGATACGGGTTTCAAGAGCTTGTAAATCTCGCTCAACTTTTTCCTTCAAGTTTCTGATTTGTTCATCAATATATGGCTTGATAACTCGTTCATAATACTTGTCAGCCTTACCAGTAAACCATCTATCAGCTTCAGCGCTTTCCATGTAGCGCTTAATCAAAAGTGGTACAAGATTTTCAAGTAGTTCTGTAAGAGCGTTCTTAAAATCTTCAAACTCGCTTTCAAGGGCTACAAAATCATCAAGCAACTGTTTAAAGGCACGTTGAAGCCATGCTAAAAGCTCGTAAATTGAGTTAGCATTATCAAAGCTGGTAGGGATTGAGGGGATAAGACCCCAACGCTCCACCCAGTAAGAAGAATAGCGCCCACGATAGGCACGAAAAAATTCGTCTCTAAATTCTTCGGGATTCATGTTTTAAAATCCTTTCTTATAAGTGGTCATAACCTTCATCAAAAGGCTGTGGTAGCAAGGTAGCGTTTACATCGTCAAAAGTTTCTGATAAAGTGTTATCAAACATCGTAGGCGATGAAATACCACCGCTAAAATCAATACCTGAAATGTTCACATCGGTAGCTTCTTTGAAAAATAATTCAACGTGAGCGCTTTCTGGACGTGGTGTAATTCTTACGATAAGGTTATTAGATAGCTTTTTAGTGACTTGATTTGATAAAGGAATATAAACAAAGTTGTTTTCATATTGTCCATTATGTGTAGTAGAAATAACAAATGTACTATACGCAAGTGTTGACCCTGAAATAGTATATTCAGCGTTTAAAACTTCACTAGCGTTTAAGCTATACACGTTAGGAAGAGTTCCTGTTGCAGGTTTTGCTTCTTTTAAAATCTCCGCTTTAGTGGTTTCCACTAGCTCTTTAACCTTGCTGTCGTTGAGTGTTAGCGTATCGCCTGACTTGTCAACGGTTACAAGTTCCCCACCGTTCAACGTGATAGGGTTAGCAGTTGCACCTGTACCAGTTCCAGCACCGCTTCCAAGCTCTTTCTTTAGAGCTTCAGCTTTAGTGTCAATTAACTCTTTTACTTTTGTATCATTGAGGGTTAAGCCTTCAGCTGTTTTGTCAACGGTTACAAGTTCCCCACCTGATAGCGGAAATTGTGAAAGGTCTTGGCTTACTGTTGCCGTTTTGGTCTGGTTAGGCGCTGTTCCTGTGGTTGTGTGAGCGATTCCAAGGTAAGGCACGTTTGACACTACTTCATTCACTTTGTCCTTGTCAGCGTTCAAAATAAGGCTTGTATCTCCCTTGTTATCCTGTTTTAAATCAGCAAGCTCTTGCTTGCCGTCAATGGTTAAGCTCTCAACTCCTTGATGTCGTTGAAATTTAATGAGCGAGTGAATCCCTTGAACTTTTTTAGTTGTTTTTGCCATTTATTTTCTCCTTGTTAGTTGTATTTTCAATTTTGATTGAGTTTGGGTAGAGTTCTTTAAGAGCTTCCAAGTATTCCAGAAAGCGCAAAAGTAAAATATCTTTTCGTCCTAGCTTTTTCTTGTTAGCAATTAAAAGTGTGTAGCCGTTGTGCTTCTTATATTTCTCTAACTGGTCTTTAAACGTTAAATAGATACAATCACAAACGGTTGAAACACGGGCGCAAGACTGGTCTGTATCGTCTCCGTGTCCCATGACTTCAATATTTAGTGTGTCCTCTGTCTCGGACAAGTTAATAATTATCATAAGTGTTCATGTCCTCTTTCTGCTGTCATGATGGTTCTCTGTATTCCTTTTCTATCGTTGGTAACATTGATGTCAAAGGTTGCCCAATCATCAAGAAATTTCTGACCTTTAATAGTAACCTTTCCATCTTTAAAGCCTGATAACGCCATTTGATAGTTAGGAGTAACAATAACCCCGTTGTCCCAATGGGTCAGCTCGTTAACTAGTGGAATCCGTGAGAAATAGTTGTTATCATCTATCACTCGCCCAAAGCCTTTGAGCTTGCTCTTGCTGTTTAGCTTTTCAAAGCTATAATAAGCGCCTACAATCTTAAAGCGGATATATAGAAGGGCTTTAGTAGATAGTAAAGGCTTGTAGCTCTTTCTTACCGTCCAGAAGGTTTCATCTTCAATACTTTCAAAATGATAGCTGATAGGCTTTAGCTTTAACCATAACTTGGACAAGTCACCTAGTCGCTTACTTGCTGACTTGATATAATATAAACCATTTTCAGCATAGGCAAAATCCTGAAAATTAAATAGCGTGATTTCTTCTAACATACTATCATATTTTAGTATTTTAGCATTTGATAAATCTTTCATCTATACCCTTTCTAAAACACTTGCAAAAATAGCTTATCACAAATGTTAAATATCTGAAATTGAATGTCCTTCAATTCTGCATTGTTTTGTAAGCGTTCCGCAAGGCTTGAACCACTCCAGCCTGAGACGTTGCTTTTTGTATCAGCGTTGTTTTTTTGGTGATTTTCTACCAAGCTGTCAGCGTATTCAATCACTCCATATCGCTCAGTAAATACAATTTCTTTACGCTCCTGTGGTGTGGTGTTGGCTATCTGTAAGGCTTGCCCATCTGCTTTTTGGTTGCCTACTGTATCAATGTTCATGGATTGATTTAACTCTTTGATAGCCTTGTTTCTGATTTCTGCAAGATACTTGAATAGATTGAAACACTCATTATTTAGCACGTCTTCCAGTGCAATCTGAAAGCGTGCAAATGTTTCAAGACCTATCTCCCTGTTGTAAAAGTGCTTACAAAATTCTTTCTTGAAATTTTCTGAAACACCGTCTACTAGGTGCATATCCTTGAAAAGCTCGTTATATGTATCATCTATAATAGTGTTGTAGTGCAAAAAATTTCCGTCTTCATCGACTGCCAACCCGTCAAGTTTTCCTGATACAGAATTTCTATATCGGGATTTCAAAAAGGTTGCAATGGTTGCTGTGGTGTTATTCTGGGTCAAAGACTGCACCCCCTTGCTCTGCAATGTCTAGCGCTACTTTGTCAAGGTTGAATTGCTGAATAGTCTCAGCTGGCTTAACGGATATTTCTAGCCCGTAACATTTATTGATAAGGTCAACCGCTTTTCTGCGTGACTTCCAGCCTACTTCAATATTCGCTGAGATAACTCCATTATTAGAAATAGCTTCAGATACTACTAGACGCTCTTTCTTATCCGATGGGTTGTTATTGATACCGATAAAAGTTAGTAGTTGATTCATGACCCTTAGTTTTTCATCGTGTAGCTTATCCAGTAGAAAAGGTGCATCCGTCCTGAATACTTGGATATAGTCCGATAATTGCTTAAAGCTATCCTGTCCATCTTGGTCTTTCTGCTTGTTCAAATAAACTACTGGCTCAAAATTCGCAATCTTATTAAAGATATTTTTCATAGATAAGACGCTATTATTGTCTACAAAGATAAAATAGGGTGTTATCTGGGCATTTCTATTAAGCTGAATAGTTAGCTCAATATCTGCCAATTTCTCGCAAAATAACTCAAGATAGCCAATGTATGGCTCATAAAAGTTATTGTTAGGAATCACAATACAAGGCTTTTTGATTTTGTCTGGGTTGTCCTTGTGTAAATCTTCAATCACTCTAAAATCATTTTCTGTATAAGCTATCTCCATCTGTTTAAAATAGTTCATACTAGAAGCGTTGACTGGTTGATAACTTAACGGCTGGTCGTAATGGTTCAACCGCTCGCCCCGTGTTCCGCCTTGAGCAATAAAGCCAAACGTATCATCATGAAAAAATGAAACGTGTCCGTTTTCAATCAACTTTCTTTCTATGAAAAGCTCGTCAATGTCATTTGGCAAGCCTTCCCATGTGAAATAGTTGACAACAATATTATAGAAATAGTTAAAATAAAACTCAAAGAAGGCTAGACGGTTGCGCTCTACGGTTTCCTTGTTCAGCTCAATCTTTCCAAGATGTCGCTTGTAATTTTTGTAGCTCATTTAGTCCCCTTTCATATTAGAAAAAAGGCGGGCTATTGCCCGCCCTCGGTCAGTCTTTAGACTTCCTCTGTGTACCAGAAATGAATATTTTCAAACAATGAAAGGCTAGTCAAGTAGTGATGGTGGTAGAAATAGTTATAAGTCATGTTGCGAGGGTTTCGGATTGATTCCATGTGCACCAATTTATCCTTGTTAATGATAGATTTAGCTGAAATCAAGAAAGCAACTGGCTTACGTCCATTGTTTGCACCTGCACCTGTGAATTTTTCAAAATCATCAACTACAATAGTGCGAGCAAGCACGCTTGCCTTGTCCATGTTGAAAGCGTTAGCAAGTAACATATCAAGATGTGTTGAAAATTCTGCTGAAATGACTAGATACTGGTCTTCAATCGCTGTCATGTTCGGTACACCAACAGGGTTGTTAAACTGTGTACGGCTTGGAATTGTAAAGCGTTTAGACTGGTTGATGAGTGACTGGTTAAAGTCTACCACAAAATCAGATTTGCTTTCGTCAATCTTAGTACCAGCAACCGTGATAGTCTTAGCTGTACCTTTCAAATCAGTGTAAGCAACTTCAGCAAGTGATTTCTCAAGTACACCCTTGATTGCTTGGTACTCGTCAAGTGTATCCGATGAAAGAAGAGACGTAAACATTTTGTCTACAAATTCATCAAAAGCCATATCAGAAACAAAAGCCTTCTGAATCCAAGCACGCTCAAAAGTGCGCTCGTAATAGTTTTCATTGTTCAAGGTGTGATAGAATACCTCGATGTCCGTATCAGCAAATTTGAACGGGCTTACATCTGACTTAGCGTCATAGGTTTTCTTTTCAGCTGGGTGTACATAGATTTCTTGCAATGTGTCCCCGAACTCAAACGTCTCAGACTTGAAAATAGCAAGCGGATTCTCGTAAGTGAGCGCCTTGATAACGGTTGACCCAATACGATTTACAAGGGCTTTGAAAAACTCGTTTGCGTGTTTCTCAAAATCCTGATAAGGCACGGTAGCGTGGTTAATGCGTGCGCCTTCAAGCACAGGAATGTCTGCCTGATAGTCAGCACTTGCACGGGTGCGGATAGAGTTCAATAGGTCAATGTTTGAAATTTGCTTTCCTGTCTGACCTGATAAAAACGTAGTGATTTTATTAGCCATTCTATTCTTCTCCTTCTTCTACCACGTTTTCGTGGTTGATGTTCATTTCTACCCCTTCAACTTCACTTGTTGGGGCTTGCGCTGGGTAGTTTGGCACTTCTTGCGCAGGTGTATCCGCTGGCATAGTTGCTGGCGGTGTGACTTCTTCGATTGTTTCTGGTTCATCTTTTAACGCTTCTAGCGTGTTGTTTGGAAACCAGTTAATTTGTTTAGAAAACTGTTTCATTTTCCTTTTTCCTTTCTATTAAATAACAGCATTGATTGCTGATACTACGCTCATGTCTTCATTAGCCTTTTTCATGATTTCATCTTGCGCCCCTAAACGGCGGTATAGTTCGTTATTAGCTGAACGTAATTCGCCGTTTTTCTTGTTTAAGCGCTCAACGTCTTCATTCAAGACTGAGACGGTTAAATCAACTTCGCCCACAAAACCCTTGATGTCCATCAAGTCCGTTGTTAGGCTTTCAATTTCTTCATCGTTACCGACTTTAGAAATTGCATTGTTTAGAATTTCTAAACATTCTAGTGAGGTCATAGCCCTCTCCTTTCAATTTTTAAACAAAGTATATCATACTTGACAAAATAAATCAAGTATGATATAGTAAAAGTTGTAAGGCTTTTCAAGGTTTAACTAGTGCTGATAAGATGGTTACACCTTAAGGGGTGCTTATTGGTGCAAGTCATTCTAACCAACTGACTTTTTAAACCATGAAAAACGCTTTATAATTGGCGCTTTCCTTTTGGAAGGCGCTTTTTATTTTCCAAACAATCCAGCAAAAGGATTCACGGGTTGAACTTCTTCAAGTGTTAGCACGTCTTCCATCATGAGAGCATTCAAGCGGAAAAAGTCGTTTCCATTGTCTCCACCCTCTACAAACATAATAGCAACGTGTACAGGAATTTCTGTCTTGTAGTTCGGTGTTTTCTTGACTGTGATTTCTCCTGTCTCTGGGTTCACATCTTCATAAGATACCCCAAAGCTCACTTCTTCAAAATCTGTTTCACTTGTGAAGATTTTCACATTTTCAGTAGCTTTCACAATAAAGTAAGGTTTTGCATCTGGGTCTTTTTCAGTGTCTGGCGTGTAGAGTTGAAGCCCAAAATCTGTCAATTTTTTAGCGTCTTCTTCAGTCGCTGGGACAAGGTAAACCGCTTTAGTAGCTTTCTTTTGCTTGTACTTGCCGTCTGATTTGTTAGATGTTGCTGTGATGATTGCTTGAGCAACTACTGTATCAAAGTTTTCATGTTTTGCTTGTTTTTTAGCCATTTTGTTTATTCTCCATTTGTTGATTTTAAAAATTTAAGTGGTGCGATGATTGTATTAAGATTTTCTAAATCGTTTTCACGGTTTTTTGATTTCTCGTAACAGTCATAAAGAGAATTAGAAGATAATTCAAAGATTTGTTTTTCTTCTAAATAGTTGCATAGATTGTAAAAAGCATTGATTGAAATTTTATCAAATTCTTTTGAAACAAATTGATAAAGCGCCATGATGTAGTTAAAATCTTCGTAAGCATAATTAGCCTTTAAAAACGATTTTAAAAAGATGATGTTTTTAGGTGCATTGCTAGACTTTTGAAAATAGTAACCCTTTTTATTTTTAACCTGTTGAGTTTGTAATAATTTTTTGAAAAAGGAACGATAAACCAAACATACAAAACCATCAAATAAGATAGTCTGATTCTCTGATTTTAAAGGTTGTTTCATAAATAAGAGTACCCCCTTTTATCTGCTTACTGGCACGCTTGCCCTCGAACGTTGCACCAATAACAAAGTTTTCAAAGGTTATTTTCTCTTTGATTTCTGGGGTCATTCCAGCGCCCTTAACGTCTAGGTGTGTGCTTCCGTCTTCTTGTATTAGTTCTTCTATGTAGAGCTTTGAGCGTAGATATTTTGCCTTTACGGCTCTACCCTCATGCGCCCACTTGCCAAACTCTGACAGGTCAATATCAAGTACAAGACTGTCAGAATGGAACAAATGCAAGCTGTCTGTATCAGCATATAGAAAATTATCATAATTTTCCTGTGCGTTTGAGATAATAAAGTGACGGGCTATTGACGTAACGAAAAGGGCAACGGGTGCGTAAACGGGTTGAACGTCTTCTTCATCGTCATTTTTAAAGCGTAGAATCCCTTTATCGTCCAGATAGGCTAGTTTCTTAACAGATATAATTTTAGCCCCAAACTTACCATATAAACTATTGAGCATGATTTTAGCTTTTTGCTTTTCGGCTGGGCTTTGGGCGTTTTCTTTCTTGTATCTGTAAGTTGTGATATAGTCATCAAATAGACCTGATTCTGTCTGAAATTCAAGAGTTTCAACGTACATGATGGAGCTGTCATAATGTTTCAAAAATAGGTCAAGGTCAAAGTTAGTCAAGTATAAATCTATGACCTCGTTTTTTGAGGTTGTCACATAGTCGCTAGTTCTGACCCCAATTCTTAAAGCGTCAAGTTTGCGCTTGACTTGTATTGTTGGAAGGTAGCCACGTTTTAAATCAAAATCGGCTTTAATATGATAGATATAATAGTAACCCTCTTTTATCTCTTTAGGTTTTCCCTTATAGCGTTTAGGAGTTCCGACTGGTAAGGGATTCTGTAACATGGTAGCTGGGTACATGCTATTGATGTCATAGATATCTATCAGCTGTTTCAATGTTCGCCCCTGTGTTTTAGGATTTGCGAACGTCCAGCCCCCACGGTATGCTTTACGGCAAAAATCGTCAACCTTTTCGTCTAGTATTGGGAAAAAGTCTCTAAACTTCCTTTTTGACTTCTTGAAAATCCGTTTAAATTCTGTTAGCGCTTCACTTGCCGATGTATATTTTGAGAAATTTTCTTCATAATACATGGCATAAATACCACGGGCAAGGATTGCAACGTCTACATGTATGTAGTCAATCCATTCTGGTTTGATTTCATCTGGTTTTGATTTTAAAAGGGGTGTTGTCCCTTTTGCAATAGGCATTTTGAAAAGTCCAGCCATTGTAGCGATTGAGAAATTAAGGATTTTTAGGGAGTCTCTGAAAGTTAGCGTAAAGTCCGGAAATTCTAAAGTGATAGAATACCAAACCCCCATGTCATTGATAAAGTAAGTACATTCAATATCATTATTAAGAAAGAATGATAGCAAGAAAGAGCCGTCAAATTTTAGGTTGTGAAAGAAAATGATAAAATCATCTTCGCCTGTTTCTGTGTAGGTCTTGTCTAGGTCAAGGTAGAGCGCTTTTAGAAAGCCTTCAAGGCTTGTATTTACCTTGAATGTATCTAGCTTGTCATAGTCAATGACCTTGGCAAAACAAGATAGCCAAACCTCTGTTTCTTCCTCGTTTGTAGTTGTTTCAAAGTCTCCTGCATAATAGCAAGTCACTTCTTACCTCGTTTCTTTCGTCTGCGTGTGTCTGCCACAAATTGCTTAGAAAACTTGTCTACATTATCAAGGATTTCACGGGCTAAACTATCCTGAAATTCAAAAGCTGTGTCCTTACCGTCTGTGTCTACAAACACCATAACGTTATCAAATGAAACTTTATCAGAAGCCCCACCTGTAAGGAAAGCCCCAAAGTTGCTGGCGCTCATTCTCCTTATACGTGAAATCATTTGTTTAAAGGCTTTTTCTTGCGCCTTGTTCCCTGATTCTCTAGTGTTATAATACATTTCTTCAAGAGCTGATATATAACGCTCTTTAGCTTCTCTGTCACGTTGTGAGCGATATTCTTTGACCTCTTTAGCTGAATGAAAGCGGTTCAAGTCTGAGCGCTGAGAACTGCGAAAACCTTGCGTAAGTTTTTCGGTTGAAAACTTATCGCCGTACCAAGCCTTAGCCTTTTTCACATAGTCACTAGTGTAAACATGGTTTCCGAAAACTTGTGTACGTCCCTTGCCTTTTACCTCGTTGTAGGCTCTTTCTAGAGCCTTGTCACTCATTCCTGAAAAATCCCACCGTCCACCCATAAAGGCTTTTATTTCAGCGTTAGAAGCGCCCTGACGTTGTAAAGTTCTTTTCTTTCTTGTTAAGTAGTCCCGTTGTACCTTCCGTTGTTTTGGTGTTAAAGCCATTTACTTACACCCCTTCCGCTGGTTGTTCCTCTCCGTATTCTAGGGCGGTAGCAAATGGTATAAAAGCCGTAAGGCTCTTGTATTCATAGTCTACTACCTCAATAGTGAGATAGCCCTTAAAACGCTCCTCTAGATAACGTTGAATATAAGGAAGCTGTCTCCGTTGGTTGATTGTCACTGTTTCGGGTGTGATAGTCACGTTTCCATCTTCATTCTTATATAGATTAAAAGTTACCTGAGTTACATTGAAAGTACATTTAATAGGCATATCAGTCAACTATCTTTTTCTCCTTTCTTTAAATTTGCTTTTTACATTTAAGAAAATAAACAATATTTATTTTCTTATTTAAGTTTACCACAAACAAGAAAATAATGCAAGTGATAAACTTAATAAGAAAGTAAAAATTTTACATTATTGTTTTAACTTCTAAAACCTCGTAATTATAATTGCACATTTCAGATACTTTATACTTAGTTTTATTATAATTATAAATGAAATCTTCTATAATATCTTGTGAGCTCTCATTATCTTTAACATGAAAAGTTCTGTGAAAAACCGAACCGTCAAAACGTGTAAATTTAACAATTTCCCTTGTCATTTTATTGCTCCTTATCAAATGATAAAATACTGAAAATAATAAATTTTAAACGATTAGCGTCCATATCCTCACCCTTATATTGAATAAGTGGATAAATAAAATCTGTTATAAATTTATCCGATAACTCCAATCTTTCTGATAAAGATTGTAAAACTCTGATACTCATAATTATTAAATCTTCACTACAAATAGAAGAATACTTAGTAAATTTTTCAGGGTGAAAAATCCATGATTTACTATCTAACCCTTTTCTCATCATCTTATCAATGTTTTCTTGAGTTGGTTTAAAAAGTTCCATTTTCTTAACTCCTTTGTTTTAACTGACTTAATTATATCATTTTCAAAAACCATTGTCAAGTGTTTTGATAAAATATTTTTAAGAA